AGCCGGCTCCGCAAATACACCAATTTGCTTCGCTCTTGATTTGAAGTTTCTTGTGTATACAACGTATTGTGTTGAGTTTGCCATGGTTTTATTTTCCTTTTTAATAGAAGGAAAAAGTGTATTAAACATACTTGTTAGCATATTGTTTCCTTTTCCTTGGTTATCGTTATATGGTTACGTAACTCTGGAGTTTCAATCTCTGTTATCCTACGTTCCATGTGTACAATTATATACTAGAACGTGTAATATGTCAACCAGGATGAAAAGATCAACTTTTATGCGACTAATTGTCCTTGTAGTCCGGTACGGCAAATAGATCTATGCCCTCGTCCAAAAGTTTATTGGTCTCTTCTTTCGTTGGTTTACCATAGAACTTCTGATCACGTTTGCCTTTGGCGGCTTTCCTGGCCTCCTTGGCAAAGTTTTTACCAACATCTTGGTAGTCCTTCTTGATCTTCTTGTTGAGTTTTCGTAAAATCTGTTCTGCACTCTGACCCATCACAAAGTAGTCGTCTGGAATCTGTTTCTTCTTTGTTGTCTTGACGCTAGGAGCCATGATCGCCTTGTCAACTGCTGTGCTGTCACACATAGGACAATTAATAAGTCCTTTGTTTTTTTGCCTTGTGTATTCTTTGCTGTCTGGAAACCACCCCTCAAATTCGTGTTCACATCTGCATCTAAGTTGGTACTTTATCATATTATTATTTACATTGTATATGGTTCTTCTGTTCCTGTCTACCATGCTATAAATATTTGTCAAATGGAACAATATGTACCACAACACCTGAAACACCAGTATGATCTCTATTCAAGAGAGCCTAAAACTGGTATTACGCATCGTTGTAATTTTCCTGACAGTGTGGTTTCGATAGACACACAGGGAGAATGTTTCCTTTGCAGGTGTGATGCCTGGTTGCCAGTGTCTGTAGGCAACATTATGGATTTCAACTCATTTGAAGAAATATGGCAGAGTGATCGTGCCCGCGCCTTGCAGGATGACGTTGCTGAACAAAGGTTCACATATTGCAGTGTAGATTACTGTGGCATAAGGGAAGAAAATCAAATGCAGTCACCAAAATGGATTAGCATCAACATAGATGAGAGTTGTAACCTCAAATGTCCATCGTGTAGGTCAGGCATGATAAACTTTACGAAAGGTACAGAGTATGACAAAAAGATCAAGATGTCAGAACATATTTCTCGAATGTTGTCTGCATATGACCAACGCTGTATAATAAACATGAGCGGTAATGGTGATCCATTTGCAAGTCTGGTATACAGGCCACTGATCCTCAACACGGTGCCCAACGAGAAACACGAATACAGGATGATGTCAAATGGATTGTTGCTTAAGAAACTGTTGCCTAAAATCAAGATACTGCCTAGCATTGGCGAGTACCACATATCCGTGGACGCAGGAAACAAATCAACATACGAGAGAGTGAGACTGGGTGGCAAGTGGGACACGTTGGTTGACAATCTCAAGTGGTTGAGACAGAACACCAACAAAAAGATATCTCTGAACTTCGTTCTCCAGAATGACAACTGGACCAGCCTACTCGACTTTGAAAAATTGTTAATGGAGTTAGACATATGGGGATGGATGACGAGGCTAGAAGATTGGGGCACGTGGCAAGGAGAACAGTTTAGACGACATAACGTCCTGGGAGAATACCATATCAATCATGAGAAATGCATGAAGTTATTGTCCAAACTAACTTACCAAAAGTTGAGGTTCCAACCTTCCTTACAAAAATCCATTGACAGATATAAAAGTAAAGTGTAGTATAATAATATGAGAATAGGAACATCAGGATACACAAAAGGCAAACCTAAAAACACTTCTATTGGAAAGAACAAGTCTCGAATTAAGATGAGCTCTATGAACAAGCACAAGAAGAGGAGTTACAAGGCTTATGCAGGACAAGGAAAGTAAGACAGTCATAAAGAGACTAGAAGCACAGGTAGGCAATCTCGAAGTGCAGAATGCGGACTACTCACAGATAGTTAAAGAACTTTCTGAAAAGTTGGAACTGTATGAGAAAAAATATGGTACGGTGTTTAAGTCTGCTAGAAATATCTCAAACCAAAAATAACTGCGTCTTTCTTCCTACGAAATTTTATGTGTTCGTAGTCCACTATGTACACATTCAACCTACCACCGTGTTGTTGCATTATTCTTTCGGAGTCTAATGGCCTTATCGTTATCCTATCCTCCTCAGGCAGTTTGGCTTGGTATCCCCAGAACATAGGCCACCAGTGCAATGGGTTGAGTGAGTCAAACCTTTCTTTCATTATGATTAAAAATATCACAGGTGTTATTGTGAAAGGTTCTGCCCACCATGGTATCGAATCTATGGTAAGCCAATCTACTAAATGTATGAATCCTGTCCACACGGCCAGTATGGATGATAAGATGCCCATTACGGGCCAAAACTCGTCTTCAATGTCAATATCTGCATCGTGATGTGAATACATCCGTATTTTTTGTTGCTGACTCATTTTCATATAAAGTATTTTATGCAATATCCTAGTAGACTTTTACTATAATTCTGCTATAATTAGAAGTAAATACCATATATGCAAAAACACACAAGAAGTTTGTTAGAAGAATTGAGCTCTATGCCCTTAAAAAGGGATAAAGAAGAAGTGGTTGAGAGCAGAGCCTCACACATACTCGAGAGTGCTATCAGATTAATGACATACATCAGAGAGAACTTCGACCAAGACACAGCGTTCAAACTGGAGAAGAAATTCAACTCAGCCCTAAAAAACATGGACGCATCAAAGTTTGCCAAAGGTGTCGCTCGTATCAAAGAGAACAGAGACGTCATAGAGAATCTACTTAAAATCAAAGACGGCGACTACAAAGAGGACTAATCATGTTGATAGAAGATGTCCTAACAGAGTTTAAGAGGACACACCTTGAACACATCGAGGACATTGTGATCACTGACGGTTACGAAGGTGGTAAAGCAGTGCTTGAATATTTCAGAGGATTATTACTAACACTAAAAGGATCAAGTTCAGAAGCAATGAGTGTGTCAGTGAAATGGGACGGTGCTCCTGCTGTGGTGTGTGGGACCAATCCAGACAACGGTAAGTTCTTTGTTGGAACAAAGTCAGTGTTCGCCAAGAACGCAAAGATCAACTACACAAAGAAAGACATAGCGAACAATCACGGCACAGATGATCTCGGACAAAAATTATTAAAGTGTCTGGTACATCTCAAAAAACTTAACATTCAAGGAGTGGTGCAGGGTGACCTATTGTTCACAGACGAAGACATCACACGTAAGAATGTGGACGGCAAACCCAATCTCACATTCACACCTAACACAATCACATATGCAGTTCCAGAAGCAAGTGGTCTAGGCAAACAGATAGATAGAGCAAAGGTGGGAATAATTTTCCATACCACATATGTAGGAGACTCTTTGGCAGACATGAACGCCCAGGGTGGAGCAGATGTTAGTTCGTTTGCGAAAAGCAATGATGTGTTCTTTGACAACGCCACATACAAGGATGTTTCTGGCAGTGCCAAGTTCACGGATGAAGAAACAAAACAATTTTTTAATGGCATTGAGAAACTTGAGAACCTTTTGAATGGAGTACCAAGGAATTTATCAAGTGTGCTTGGACAGAACCAGGACTTCATACCCATGTTCCAGATGTACATCAACGCAATGGTGAGGGAAGGACAACTGCCAAACGATGCAAACAAATTTTTACTAGGTTTTAAGAAATTCTACAACGACAGAATGCAACAGCAAATGGCAGGATTGAAAGCACAGAAGGCCTTGCAACTAAGACAGGACAAGATGAAACAGATGCCCGTGTTTCTTAACAGGGCCAAAAAGCCGCTACAGGCCATGCTGACATTCTACAGAGCAGTGCAAACAATGAAAGCATTTGTGCTCAAGAAAATGAACCAAGCACAGGCCATTGGATCATTCCAACAGACGGATGGTGGTCTAGAGGTCACAGAACCAGAAGGTTTCGTTGCTGTTGACAAGTCAGGCAATGCTGTTAAGTTGGTAGATAGGTTAGGATTCTCAAGAAGAAACTTGACCGCCATCAGCAAATTCAAACCAAAGTCGTAAAGTCTGATTAATTTCATTCCCTAGCAATTCTTCGTCAAAGAATACTTTTTGATTGTGTGACCTAATTTCCTGTGTATCCTTATATAATTTGTTGTAGTCAGTGCCTTTGATCTTGTGCAACGTGTTGCTGACCATGTGAACCCTCTTGTCAGGATCTGTTTCTGTATCATATGATTCATCAACACATTCACTAAATGTTTGAAAACCTAAGTTTCTTAATTTTGCTAAAATTCCTTTGAATCCGTACACTACAAATATTTGGCCTGCCATTAATGGTTTATAAACTTTCTCCGTGATGAACTCACAACCAACACTAGTCTCTGATACGATATTAACTGCACAGTCATTGTATGGTTTCTCAAAAACGTCCTGATCGAATCCTGTTTGTGGGTAGTTGTTGCGGTCCACCCATGGTAACTCATATTCGGGTGGCAGTTTATGTTGAGGCTCCAGTCCATGAAAAGTGTATAGACTATTTTCAAGTAGACTGTCTTTTCTCAATTCATACCACAATAATTCCCGATGCCTTTTTCTCATCTTATTTAGATACAAAAAATCAAATTTCTTTTGGTCATGATTGAAGTTTAATGATGTTCCCCGATGTTTTCTCGCACAGTACCACCACCACCAACTTGCATCTCCCCACCATTTGTGCAGTTCTAAATGATCTGTCCTTGGACGCATTAGGTGTGGGTCAGACTCAACACACTCCCATGGTGATGATTGTATGAAAATGAATCCAAGTTTTTTTAACTTGGCCGATCTTCTCATATACTCAGAATTAAATTCAGCATTCTCAGATATTGAAGTATTGTCATATCTGCAGTCTATCAACGCAAACTTCCTGTCGTAACTGTCTAGATCAAACAATGGTAAATCATAATACTGTCCCGTGATGTCGAACTCTTGATCAACTAGTGTGTTTGATTCTATAAAAGATTTGACATCTTGATCAAATCCAGTCTTCATCAAGTCTGTAAGAATAAAATTTCTTTGCATCAGCCCTATAAATACCTATATGTTAACACCATTTTTAAAGTATGTATCTGAAGGCAAAGTTATAAGACGGCATAGTGACTTACAAAGATACTCATTTCCTGAAGTGACAGAGAGAATTTATCTCAGTTTCTTGGCCCTTGCACTAATGAGCCAGAACAAAGACACTATTGATTTCGCCAAAGCATATGCAAATCAAACAATGGCTAAAGGCACATTTGATCAGGTGAGGATGATAAACAACGATCTAGCGAACATGCTGGCCATAGTCGCAGGTGATCCAGAGATTACCAAAAAACTTAAGAACAAGGATCAGGCACAGGCAATGAGACAGAGACAACCAGTACCTGTGATGGCTCTAAGAAGATATCTTAGAAGTTGGGATGAACACTTCAAGAATCTAACACATCTGGAAAGGTCACTCAATATAAAAGATGCAAACCTCAAGAACATTAGACGAGCCGTGGCCAACTATTCAAAGTTAAATTCAAAAGCGAAGATGCAGACGCTACACAGATTGCAACAGCAACTCCAGGCGAAACTGCCAAACACAGACATACTTAGAAAGTTTAAGGAATTATGATGATCAAATACATTTGTGAGAAGTGCGGATGTGAACAGCACTGTAGACAATCCTGTACCGAATGCAGGGACTGTCCTGACTGTGCTTGTAAACAATGCGATGTCGAAAGAAAATAGAAGTTTCTGGGTCCTTTATGGACGACACACAGAACCCACTTATCTAGAGGATGCCGGAGACGGCCAATCGATGCAAAGATATCATGCATTATCCTTTGTCCGGAAGTGGCGGGTGTGCCTAGACATAGGTAGCAACATAGGACAATGGACAAGGCCGCTGGCAAAGAGGTTCAAGCACGTGGTCTGTTTTGAACCTAATCCAAACTTCAGAGAATGCTTTAATAAAAATATAAATGAAGAAAACGTAACTTTATATCCTTATGGCCTATCCGACAGGGAACACACGGCAAGCCAAGAATTCAACAGCACTGTCATAGATGACGAACCCGGTGACATCAAGATGAAGACTCTAGACAGTTACAATTTTTCAAAAGTAGACCTTGTCAAGATCGATGTTGATGGATATGAGATACCATTGCTCAAGGGTGCGAGGGAGACATTGACGAAGAACACTCCTGTAATCAACATAGAGATGAAGAGACGAAAACGACCACACATAGTTGAAAAATGTGAGAAAATATTATGGGAATTGGGATATCACAAGGATTCACGGGTCAAAAGTGACGAAATCTGGATAAGATCGTAATATTACAGCATAATTTACCAAACTAGACTATAAATACTTGCAACTTGATTCCGGAGCGGAATCAAAGCATTATGTTAACAGATAAAAAGGAGGATAACAAATGCCAATAGCACCAAACAGGACGTTTGCTCCATTAATAGGCGAACAAGATTTCATCGGTAAAGGTATTACTATGATCTCTGTTGATTGGGACGTCGACGCAGACGCATCAAGAGAAGCCATGGAAGCAGTCCATAACACAATACTATCAAGAGCTACAATCTTAGCCGCAGGTGCGGTTTATGACACTGGTACGAAACAAGATTTCTTACTAGAAGGTGACTTAACAGACACTATCAATGATTTCACATCATTAGATGGAACTGTAACAGGTACACTTGCTCAAGTTTTAGTAGAAGACATCATCAACCTAGGAACAGTTGACTCAATTAACTTTGGTTCAGGTACTGTTGCTGTAACAATCAAAACTACATTCAAATACGCATAATCGTATTGATTGTATTTTAATTAGAGCAGGAGACAGAAAATGCCAGCAACTAAAAATAACTTTAGTCACAACACTAACTTTGAACTAGAAGGTGTAGACACTACTATGTTCACAGTTGACTTCATCAATGCGATGACGGCTGAAACTAGCGACTTATCATCTGGATCTGCGACAGCAGGTCTTGAGGCGGTAAGAGCAGTTATCGGTTCATACATCAACATCCTTGCAGAAGGACCATTGGTTGAAAGTGATAAACAAAAAACTTACGTAGTAAGAACAGACGCTGTAGGTACTCTAATCAGTGGAAACACTTTAAGAGATGCCATCAGAGCCTTGAACGGAGCAGGTAGCGTTACAGCCACTATCAGTGGTGCAACAGTTACTGAAACTAAACTTGGTATCTTAACTGGCGCGGCAGTAAGTTAATAGTTTACCTTAGGGTAACAATTACCAAAAAGGGCGGATCTTTTATTAGGTTCGCCCTTTTTTCATGAAGTAAATATCGCTATGCACGAGTACAGAATACACACACTAGTAGACATCACAGACAACGGCAATCTCAAACAGCAGTTTCCATTCACAACCAAATCAGGTGTGGAGGTGCACGACAAACACACACTTGCTGTTGCACGTAATCAAAACAGCAACTTCTCAACGCTGGTACAACTGTTACAGATGAGGGGTAACATCACATGGGATCACGCCCCAAAGAAGATAGAACTACATGACCTAGGCAATCACAGATTTGGTGACTACTACGAAGGACAACACACAACCTGGCACTTTCAATTCTTCACAGAACAGGGAGGTGTATATGGAGACGTTAGGGATCCAACGGAGAGCCTAGTGGAAGACTTCAGTCTAGTGCCAGTAGTGGCAGACTGTACTAACACTGCACATCTGCCTATTCAAACTTTCGTCACAAAAGAAATGCAAGGCACAGAAAGACAGAAAATTATTGGTGCACTTTCAGGTGGCGTCATAAACACGTACTTTTCGTACGCCGGTCCCATCGATAAATAACAGTACATTTAGGCACAAAGTTTCTAATAATAAAGGCACAAACAGGCAATGTATCAGGCTCATTTACAGGCTCTACTAACGGAGGTACAAATCCTCAAAAGAGATTTAAAGAGATATATGAGTACAACAGAATTAGAAAAACAGAACTTGGAAGCACACGTGGACCTTTGTTCAGAGAGATACAAAGGATTACACGACAGGTTAAGTGCGATCGAAGTAAGGTTGGCAAAGATGAATGAGGATATGTCAACAAGTCACAAAAGCAGTCAAAAGACAATCATAGCAACAGCCGGCACAGTAGTCGCAGGCTTACTATCAACAGTGGTAGTGATCCTGATGAAGATGCCAGGCTAAAATTTACCAATAGATGTTCATACAGATAGCACCAAAGGCCAAGGTCTATGTCACAGAGGCTGATGTAGAATTCATAAAGGCACACACACGAGAATCATTTAGGAGTGATCAACTTACTCCAGAGGATGCAGACAGGGCCAAACTGTTGGCGGACAAAGCAATTTTTGTGCGTAAAAAACTTGACACCCACATGCAATATGCTTTAAATAGAAAGATAAAGTTTGTTGCACATGACCGTAAAAAATAAATCAGAACTGGTAAAACAGATAGAAGCCTACGGGTTGAAAGGCAAACTCGCGAACTTGGCACAGCGTGAGCAGGAACGAAGACCATTCCGTCACCTCCCAAAGCAGTTCTCCAAGGGCATCTTGATCGGCAACATTGCCATTGTACCAAAGAAACACACAGGTACCAGATATGTGTATGTCATAGCAGACATGTTGGAGGCCACTATACTGCACAGTGACATCAATTTGAAACAAACTGCCATACTTGTGGCACATTACTTGGCCGACGGTAAGCAGATACCAGAAAACATATTAGATTTAGACACTAAACATGCATCGCAACTTTTCGATATACAGAGTGCAAAACGTATGATAAAGGAAGCACAAAAGAATAAAGACGAACTAACTGAAGATGTGTACTGGGATCGGTTGGATGCCGCTAACCGCCTAGCGGACGAATGCAAGGGCAAGATACAGCAGATCTTTAGTGACACGTTCGGAGCATAGATAATAAATAAACACAGTATGAAGAGTTTAGACCTTACAAAACCAGTAACAACTGAATCGTTATTATCAGAGTTCGAATCCAGATTCAATATGACAATGGATCTTTCTAAATTCAATGAAGAAGAACTACAAGATTATGCAAATCATGTAAGAACAAAGATACATGAAATTACACAAAACACACACTTTGGACAAGAATTAAAAGACGATGGTTATCAGAAGAGCCAAATGATGTTGGACATCATTAATCAAGCGATATCTGAAAGAAAACTTGCTGAGTACGGTGGAGATGCTAACCCAATACTAGACAAAGCATCAGCACCAATCAAAGACAAACTTAGAAAAGGACAAGCATTAAGTCCAGACGAAAGACAAGCGGCTTCTAAATTGTTGGCAAGTAAGACAAACGAAGTTGCACCATTGGCGGCAATGGGAATGGCGGCGGCAACAGCGGCAGGCACGGCGGCAGGTAGCACAGCAGTAAACAGGATCGCAGACAAACTAGGGGCATCTAAAGATCACAAAGGTAACATGATCAAGAAAGAAGGTGTTGAAGAACAATCAGAATTAATTTTAGCGGCCAAGGACATGATGGACAAGGTAACATCATTCTTGGAAGATCTAGCATCAATGAAGACAGAAGGCATGTTAGAACTAGCAGACAGAATCAGAGATGAGATGGGTGCTGACAAGTCAGACGCATTTCTACAAAAAATCCAACCAGCGATTGAACAGGCAGAGGCGACTTTAACGACAACTAGGCAAGAACTAGACAACGGTGTAAGAATATTGACCGGAGAAGAAGTTGCTTCAGAACCCATGGGAGCCGATGACACGATGGACATGGACACAGATCTAGACTCACTGGACTCAGAAAGTGGACAAGAGGACGATGAGTTTGGAGCCTCTGATGCAGAAGCAGGTGGCACAGAGCCAGAAGGCCGAGAGCAAAGAGAATCAAAGGAAGTGTTTGAAGCATCAAACAGAGTGTACAGCAAACTAGCAGGGAAGTAATCCTGTGAGATTTTTCGAATTCAACAAAAGCGATACGGACCTAGAGTCAGCATTGATCAACATCTTGTTGAACATGAAGGGTGACGCTGACGAAAAGGACAAAGCATCAGACATCAGCATGGACGCAGTAAAACAGATAATGAGCAATACCGGATATCCAGCATTCAATTATGATGTGTTCAAAAGGATCTATGACCAGGATGGTGACCTTAAGAATGTTGTAGCAGATTTTGACAACGAGAAGATCATTGTTAAAACTGACAAAGAGGCAGAAAAAGATCCTGCCATGGATTATGATGATCAAGGTTCTACAGACACTGTGAAGAAGATGGCCAAATCTGCGATGAATCGTAGAAAATAAAACACAATTTACACACCAATAAGTACACGTATAATGTTGTTTGATTACAAGATATATCAGTTGAATTCCTATAGGCACGGCCTTATTACCAATAACAAACTGTATGGAAGACCTACGGTTTTCTTTAACTGCGAAACACAGGACACTTCTATCAGCAAACTTGAACAGTATAAAAAATTGCATGAAAAATCTACACATAATATCATATGTCTGCCTTATGACCTTTCCGGAAATGAGTCCGGAGACAACTACGAGATATATTTCTATCACGAAAATAAATTGAAAACTAAATTTCATGTCAACGAAAAGATCGACAAAGACCATTCGTTTTTTAAAACGTTCGGCCGACCTTTACAAAATTTTACAAATTACATATTTGATAGCAAACTAAAATTTGTCAAGCAAACAAAATCATTCGAGGAGGTGCTCAATGTCTAACGTATTTTGCAACTTCCCATGGCGTCACAACTATGTTCACACAAACGGCAAGTTCAGGTTATGCTGTACCACTGCTCAAGATATAGAAACAGACGATCAGTATCATTCTTTTGATGCTGGCAAACATTCTCTAGATGACTATTGGAACAGTTCAAGGATGAAACAAATAAGAATCAACATGATGAACGGAATTAAAACCAAAGACTGTGCTAAATGTTATCAACAAGAAGACGAAGGAGTCGACAGCCTTAGAGATATGTCCGATATGGATGAATATATTGCCAAGACTTCGTCAGATGGCACCTACACTGATCCTGCCTCAACAATGCAATTACAAATAAGCAACATCTGTAACCTTAAATGTAAGATGTGTAGCCAGATGTACAGTCACATGAACGGATTAGAATTACAAGAGATGGGCAAGATAAGTCCTGAATGGTTGTTATGGGTGAAAGAGCAAGGAGCCAATGTCAACAACTGGACCAACGACCTTGGTGTGAAACAAGAGTGGTATAAGAATGAAGAATTCAAATTACAGATGTTTGAACACATCAGTAAAAATATCAAGTACCTCAATGTGGTTGGCGGTGAACCAACACTTATACCTGAGTTCTATGAAATGTTTGAATACTGCGACAAACAAGGCACACTAAAAGACAAAGAAGTCACACTTGTCACCAACCTGACAAACACCAATGCTAAACTCACAAAATGGTTACCAAAGTTAAAATCATGGAAGATATGGGCCAGCGTGGACGGTGTGGGTGAACGCACAGAGTACATAAGGTATCCTAGTAAATGGTCCAAGGTGTTAGAAAGTCTAGAATTTTACAGAAACATAATGGGGGACACAGGCAACATTACACTCAGTCCCGCGGTACAACTGCTTAACATAGACCAATTGGACGATATAGTCAAGTGGTGGAAGGATTGGTGTGGAGGTGAGTTGAATGATCAATTCGGTTTCACGTGGTTGGCCACTGTGTGGTATCCTCTCATTTGCAATCCAAACATGGCTCCACAAGAATGGAGGAACAAAGTAGCAGACAAGTTATCTGCTTACAAGTTTGATGGCTTTTACGACAATATTGTAAACAACTTAAGGAAAGAGCAAATACCATTAGAAAAAAGAATAGAACTACAAAAATCTTTTATTAGATACAACGAAGCACAGGATAAATTCCGTAAAGTAAACAAAACATGGAGAGACTTGTGTCCCGATCTCGCCACAGCAATAGTCAAGGAGATATCGTGAGTGAATATGTAATAGACATAGGCGTTGAAGTAGAGGACGGTTACATAAACAACGATGTTGAGTGGACTGCTAAAATTGTCAATGCGGCCCACAAATACAAAACGGTCGTCATTAAAATATATGAACCTGTCGCCATAGAACAATTAAATTACAAAGGTAAGAAATTCTTAGACATCCTCAAAGATGTCTGTACCGAAAACAATTGGCCAAAACAAAAATTTCGTTTCGAGACACAGAACTTGATACAAGATCTTGAGGTGTGGCCTGGTACCACAGTTCCATATAAGAATAGTGTCTTCCTAGTCGGACAAACACAACCTGTACAGGACCTATCAAAAGAATTTACTAAAACTTTTGGAATGCTGGTGAACAGAAGCACTTGGGATAGACTACTAATTGCAAGTAATCTTTACAACGAACACAAGGATATAAGTTTTCAGAAGTACTGTAACAGTTTGGAAAATCCCATGCACATGATAAATTTTGACTTTGACAGAATGTTGTGGCAATCGAGCAGTGCAGGTATATTAAATCAAACACTACTGAAACAGGTTGCAAACTTTATGAGCAATCTGCCAATGGGCCAGCACGTCTATGAGATACTGAAAGGGGACGAGTCAAAGATAGTTGAACATGCAACAGGTGAAAGTGTGACCTCTCTTTACAAAAACTTCTTTATTGATATTGTTAGTGAAAAAATGATAACAGGCAAGGTGCTTTACTTTACAGAAAAATCTGCTCGTCCGCTGATGACAATGAACCCATTCATTACAAATGCATCTGTTGGGCACTTGGATGGCCTTAGGAAATTGGGATTCAAAACTTTCAGCAAGTATTGGTCTGAAGATTACGATTACCAAAGCGGTGTACCACGTATAAATTCAATTAAACAACTATGTACAAAATTATCTAAATTAACAAATAAAGAAATTGAACAGATGTACACAGACATGAAACCCATACTAGAACATAACAGATTGCACTATTACACACTATCAGTAGACAAAATACAGAATACGTTTATAATATAATATGAAGATACACGTTTTTGGTTGCAGTCTTTCTCACGGCATCTGGTGGGATAAGTTCATGCCGGAATATAAGTTTAATATAAATGCCGTACCGGCAGGAGACAACACTACGCAAAGTAGGAGATTCCAAGACCTGGTGATTAATGATCAATTAGACGAGAATGATTTTGTATTATGGCAAGTTACCTACCCGGGAAGAATGGGATTCAGGTTAAGTCCAGAGCATCATTTCATTAAAAAGAATATTAATAAATCTGATGTAGTA